TTTCTTATGACCTGGTTGATATATTTTATATACATTACCTTCTTTATCAAAATATCCATATAACTTTGGATTACTTATTTGAAGTGTCTTAAGACCATCATCATCTTCTTTTGACATATTATAATACTCTAATGCTTTAACATTATACTTTTCTAATATAGACCTACCTACATTAAATGATAACCAAAATCTTTCATCTAATTTATTCCATGGTCTATCATTACAGAAGTCTACTTTATATTTAGCATGATGTTTTATTTCTGCTTGAGAATATTTTCCTTTGTCTAGTGTGAATTTATTATACTCTTGTACTAATTTAAATACTGCTTTTGAATAATCTAAATTAAATATTTCCTTTATTATATCTATTTTGCTACCATAGTTGCCAGTAGAAAAATCTTTATACTTATACTCATTGTTCTTGGTATCTAAGAATATCCACATACTTGGAGTTCTCTCAGTTGGATTAAAAATAGATTGAATTTTTACATTCTGTCCTGTTAATCTTTCTGGGAGATCCAAATAATATTCAAATACCCAAGTACTAGGTATATTACTTTCATTTAATATTAAATTCTTTGTACTTATCATAATAAAAAAACAAGATGGGGACCAACAAGTGTATTAACCTGGTTTTGGTTAGTAATTACACTTTGTAATTCTATACCTTTATGTAGTCCCCACCTTATCTATATATTAAAGCTCAAAGTCTGAACCACTACCACTTTGTCCTTCAAAGTTTGTAGCAGTTTGATTTGTATCAGCTTCTTTTTTAGCTAAAGCTCTTACATGTGTGCTTCTATCAAAAGTAAGAAGTCTTGATGGCTCTTTACCTATAGTTTCTAAAGGTATTCCATCTTTAGACATTCTTGGTAAATAAAGATCATTATTTATATAACCATCTTTGTTTTCCCATTCTCTTGATCCAATACAAGCATTAAAGAAATCACTATTACCAAGAACTTTATTACACTGAGTCATAAAATCTTCAATAGTTCCTGCTTCAATAGCATCTAGTGCATCTCTTTTGCCTAATTGCTCAGATAAAAATATCATTGATTTAAGAACTTCTTGATCTCTTTCAATTTCACGCCCGCTTGGAAGTGTAGTATCTTTAAATGGATAAGGACTATATCTAACTCTACCTACTTGCCCTTCATATCTTCCTATACTTTGATTATTCATATCTTTGTAAAAACCTTCAAATTCACCAGTAACTGGTTCTGACTCTATATGCAACATAATATTGTATGCATCAGAATCATATGGTGTTTGATCAAAAGTAATACTGTTGATTTTAATAATGTGATTACCTGGACCTAACACAGGTTTAGTTCTGCCACTACCTGCAGACATGTCTTTAGTACTTAACATAGTTTTTGTTTTTTTTGTTTCTAATTCACTATTCATTTTAATAATTTTAATTTTCATATTTGATTATACAATCTTTAACTAATTGTAGATCATTGTTTATAAAGGAATCTTCAAACATATCCATTGGTGATTTACAAGTGTTTTCACCATTGTTTTGTGTGTCAAATCCATATTCTAGACCATCTTCCGTCTTTTTAACTCTACCAAATAATACAATAGAAAATAAACCTTCTAAAGTCAAAGCATTATCAATCATCTTACCAACTGTTTTTGCTTTTACTTTTCTATGCCCATTTACATCAGTACTTTCTTCTGAGTGTGTCAAAAAGAATATTGTTAAATCTTCTCTCATATCTTTAGGCATCTTAGCAACTTGTGCTAAGTTAGCTGCAATAGAGGTAAATTTATCATAACCTTTTTCATTTGCTCTATCAAAATATTCAAAAGAGCTCATATACTGCCAGTCATCAACAACAAGTGTTGTAATGTGTGGCATTTTATCATTAACATGTTGCATTGCTTTAATTATACCTGGTGCGGAGGAAGCTGATGTCATATTCCCTTTTGGATTATCCTTTGAAATATTGCTATAATTTTTCTTCCAACCTTTAAATGGTAATGGTTTGTTTGCAATGTTTATAATGAAAGTTTCTTTAGGGTCTAAACTTCTAATTGAAGTTGACTTTCCTGTCCCTGAGTCTGCAATGACTAATACACTTTGTGCCATATTATTTATCTAATTTTTGGTTAATACTAAGTAATGCTCTTTCTATTCCTTTTAACACATCTACTACACTTCTTTCAGTCTCTGGATTTGGTACAGCTTTAAAAGCTTTTTGTTCTACTTCAGAATCTCCACTATTTAATGGTAATGAAGCTCTATCAGTAACATCATTAACTACTTTTAACTCACTTACTGGTATAATATGTCTTTCAAATCCTGAGTTACTTGTAATTAATTCATACTCCTCTTTCCAATGTGGATTATTTTTAATTAAATACAATGTTCTTTTAGGATCTTCTGTATCATACTCAATGCTTACAAACTCTGTATATATATTTTTTTCCTTTTGTAATTCACTAGGAAAAAAAGATACATGAAGTTCATCTTTACCTCCAGGCCTGTATGCCATTTTAGGTATATATAATGCATCATCCATTTTATTTGCAATAAAATAATCTTGATGCTCTTCTCTTAATTTTGCAACTTTTGCTTTACGTTCTGCTGGTGTCATTCCCATATTAATAATTTAAATTTATCTTCTTTCTTGTTGAGGTGGTGTTTCCATTTCATGAATTTCCATATTTTCAAATGCAGCTTTAAAGAAACTCATTCTAGTATCACCATTTCTTGCTTTAAGAAAATGTAATACTAATGTTTTATCATCTTGTATAATGTACCTATCAGGTCCATAAAATCTAATCTTTTGTTTAGCTGGACGGTTAATACCTATTAAAGTATCAGCATGTTGTAACATAGCATCTGAACCAAATATATCTGATTCTAATACATAGTTACCATACTTACCATCAACTGCTCTATCTGGATTATCTATATTTCTATTTAACTGTGATAAACATATAAACATACAAGGATACTCACGTTTAGTTTGTGTAAAAAATTCACCTAATTCAAATAACATATCTAGTCTATTATTTTGATATGGTGCTCTTTTAACAAGTATACTATGATCAAGAGTTATTATAGTTCTTTGACCTTTGTGTTCCTCCATGTATTTATCAACTGTTTCTCTCATTTGATTTACAGTCATTGGAGTTGAGACAATGTCAACAGGATATTTAATTCTTTCTTTAGAGTACTCATGGCATTGTTTAAAAGTTGATGGATCTAACACTGTACCTGCACTACATAATTCTTTATATGTTTTACCTGTAATAGAACTAAACTCTCTTAATGCTGAAGTTCTACCAACCATCTCAAATTGAAATTCTAAAACTCTATAATCCTCTTCAGGATTACGTACAAATGATTCTCTAATTATTTGATCTTTAATTAATGTTTTACCACTACCAGGTCTTCCACCTATTACAGTAAGTGTATTCCATTCTAATCCATCTGTTACTGCGTCATTAAATTTAGGCCATGGTGTTTGTATTGATTTTTCTTTACCACTTTGCCTATCAAGCATATATTTAAGTGCTTCATTAAATGCTGTATATTGCCCATTCCAAGGTTTCTCATTACTCATACTACATTCTCTTTAAAGTGATCATCTTCAGTTTTTATACCATCTCTAATCATATCACAATAATCAGCAAGGTCTGAAGATTTAACCTTATTTTTATCTTCCTTAGCAACAAAATATTGACTTGTTTTCATATACATATATTGAGCATCTCTATACTCATTAACATACATTCTTGTAGCTTCAATTATTTCATCCCAAGTAAAATCATAAGTTTCAAAAAACCATCTAAATGAATTTTCTAAAGATCTTACATTAACTCTTGCTGGTTTACCACTTGGTAATTTACCTGCAGGAAATACTTCTCTATATTGATTAAGCTTAGTAGCAAACTTTTTACCCATTAATTGAATAGATGTTTTTTTCTTAGCTTTAATAAAATAACTTTCATACTTATTAATTGTTCTTTTACCTTTAGCAGTTAGTTTATTATCTTTTAATAATTCTAACTTATGAAGACATTTAACTTCATCTTGTATATTATCCAAAGGAATTGAAAGGCTTTTTTTCATACCATAAAGCACTAAAAATTGATTTGGAGTCATTTTTTCTTGTAATATTTGTTGGAATAGTTCCCACATATTTTTTGATTTTTTAAAGTATGCAAATATATCAATTTCTGTTGTC